CCGCGATCTGTACTATAGCGTGATGTGTCAAGGCTAACATCGCCCAAGAGGAAAGAGCTCCCATTGGTTGTCCAACAGAATAACGGTAAACACCGTTAGCCTGAGGAAATTGTGTAGTTTCAAGAGAATAATCTCTATCTACTAACAACTGCTTTCAGGCTTCTGCTGTCTCTCGATTTTCAAAGAGAGCAGCCAGAAGATCTACTTGCAAATCAATGGGGAGTCTGTCAGTTGCGGCGCTTAAATCATAACTATAAAGTTCCTTAAGACCTTTGTCAATTAACCTTTTAACGGGTTTCAATTGATCAAAAGTCCCATCACTAGGAATCAATTTAAGAATATTAAAAAGATTCTTGTGAAGAGGAGCCATTAGTGACTGAGTTCAAGCGTCTACAATTGCAAAGACTCTAACCTTTCCTGCGGGTTCTTGTTTAAGAGCTAATTTACCCACTTTTAGCCGGCCTACTCCCCCATTAGGTATTCAAAACTTTAATAGATCATCAGTTTCCTGATTACTATAAAAAGTAGATATCTCCTGATGGAGTTTATCAATAAGAACCTGACATTTCGTATTTATAGCAAACACTGTAAATGCGTTAAGAAGATTAGGATACCGCGTTAGAGCTAATGCATCTAATGGGTATCCCAATAACTGGTTCTTATGATTTGGGCCAGCTGTGGTTAAAGTAATAAGTCGGCGGTTAACAACAAAAGGACTTCTGTCCGCACTAAAATAATCTTTTGTTTTTTTATCAACAAATAGTTGTTTTAGCTGTTGCACTACAGAAATTATCTCTGGAGTAGTTTTAAATACTCCTTTGAAAGGACTAGTTATAGTCTCTAATTTCAGTTTTGGACACGCCGGCATAACTCTAAATACCGACAACACAGTCAAGACAACCTTAATAATCTTAGGGTCTTTTGCCTCCATTCGGAGACGGAGATCACCTGGGATTATCAATGGTAGTCCACGACGTACAGCTACCCTCGGTTCCTCGGAACTCGAAGCTAGCTCTCCCGCAATATGCTTTTGACTAAGTCTCAAGCACTCTTTTAAGTATTGACAAGTAAAGGTCATTCCCGAAAGTTTGACCATTCTTTCAATCCTAAAACCTAGTTTATATAAACTAGGGCGGAAGTTACTATGATTTAAT